GCCTCATGAAAGACCGGGTCGTATGATATCCTTAAACGGCCCTTGTGATATGCGGAGCATACCACTTGAAAGCGGAACTTAATATTCCCCCTCCAGTGTTCGAACGGTAATGCCGCAAAACAACAAGCGGGGAAATGTAGTTCGAGGGGATCACCTCGCTGGTTCCATAATACTGGACTTACATCAGTAGAAAACAATAAATCTTCAGCTCCAGCGCTCGTAGCCCACCCAAAAGACGTCAACCAACTCTCCCGCGTAGCGATTGATTTAATGGTCATTTCGTCTTGTGAGCCAAGGCCCATTGCTCGAGGATCTATTGTAATCTCCTGTTTCGCATCTAGCGTCAACTTTGTTGACGTGTCAGGCACATTTGTATTGGCCATCACGCCTAAATAAGTTGGTTTATACGATTGTATTGGACCCAACTCAATAGGACGCGAATAGCCAAACATTGTTGCGACATTCGAAACTGCTGATGCTGCTAATTGTGTAGCTTTGGCAAATGGTGATATACCGGGCACGTTTTCTAGTGCACCGGCCACCTTAGCGATAGTCCCAGCAGGTTTGCTGACAGGACCGTTCCCATATTCATCGTCCCCCGAACCAGATTGCGGTGAAAGCGTAGCCGGTTCAACAGATGTGGGAACAGCCAATGAGACTTCTTCTGCCCATGCAAACACGGATACAGTAATAGGATCTGTACCCCCGTTGGCATGCTTAAGTTCTTGCATTCCATGAATAATGATCTGACCCATCTGGCGCCACTCAGACGAAGGGATAGACAATGCATTTCTGTACCAAACAAACGGTAAAGTAAGCGTGCCTCCCAATGAATTCGTGGGATCCAGATATACATGGGGTCTCTGCGAGGCCGCAACAATATCTTCAATAAAATATGTTCTGTCTCGCGTCATATTATCAAGATCCTGGAGGGGCAAATAAGAAGCGATCGATCGCCCGTAATAGAAACCATTACCGTTCAGAAGTATTTTCACTTTGAGTTTACATCTTAAAAGGTTATAGTTCGCAATACGATTAATAACGCGGGGATTTTCAAAGAAATCCTGCCATGGATTGAACTTCTCATAGAAAACGCTCCCCAGTGCCCAAGCATAAGATTGAATCTTTATTAGACGCATGAAGAAATTTTCAAGAGAAGTGTCATTCATGTCCGCGCAAGCGAAAGTCGGATCGGGGTTACTGTCAACCTGGTAACTCCAATTCTCTGCCTGATCAGTAAAACTAACAACTTCATGTTTGGTTTCCTGACCTTCCTGATTGATTGTAATGTTAAATAACTTGGTATTACTAGTAAGCCTTTTTATACAATCTCACCACCCGCTGGCTCAAGCTGGTGGGGAAGGGCTGAAATTGTTGCTGTGACTACAGCCCCCCTAAATAGGGGTGAGATACGAGGATCTCGTCGTCGCACAATAAAGCCTAGCATGCTAATGGAATTCAGCTTTCCATTATCATACCGGTATCCAGTATTGTAAAGTTCTCTTTAGCATATGCCCATGGGAACACACGGGCAGAGGGATGAGTTTTATGACCTCCCAGGTCAGTCGGGCCATCAATGTTTAACCTCCGGACCACCATACGGAGCGCGTATTAACGTTTCGCAAAACGGGATCTAGTTTATACTCTGGATACCTACGGAGCGGCAATAACGCTATTCGTATTTCTCCTTAAAACGAGATATACATTCGTCATACGTCACGTCAAGCATGTTACAACCGTGGGAGAGATCTTTTTTCTCTGCCACGACACGCAATTCTGCACGTCGATCTTCATAATATTCTCGTCCAAAGGGAAATGCTTCGCGTAAAAATCCATCTATGTTCTGCATAGCCTGTTGTTCCTTAGTGACGGCCTTGGAACGCAAATTAGCATGTAGACTCTTAAAATTGGAGTCGGGATCCAACCCTCCCAATGTCAACCCCAATTCAGGGTTTTCAATGTTCTTCCTTTTTAAGAAATCCGCATCCGCATCGTCCATATAGGGCGTTGGAGTAGACTCCTTGTCAGGCATCGTGAATTTCATATCACGAGCACTAAGAAACTCCGCAACAGAAATATGATTAAACTGGTCATAACCTTTCTTCACAGAACTCTTAACATCGTCTCCGTATGTCATTAAGGAACATGCATCACGAAATCGTACCTTGCTCTTCGGCTGTACAATTTCGAAAAAAGCACACCTCATCAATAAAGAATTGACGATAGAGTTAATGTACACAGTCAAGTTTTGGCCTGATGGATTAGACCCAAAATGTTGGATCAGATCACCGTTATATGCCATGAGAGGATAACATATATCAGTGGCAATACCTTCCATTACTAGTATGTCTCGTTCAGAGTACTCGCCTTCGGATCTGGCAATATCAATTAAAATACGGAACGCAGCGAACATGAGTTGAGCTGACATCCGTAAATCATATTTGCTATAATCTCCGGCTAGTATTCTATCCAATCCAAACTTCCGCATGTGTTTAGCCAACTGGTCCCATTCGGGACCTGATGAATTAACACCCACAGCACATTCGGATACAAGAGGAATCATCGAAAGACTTCGCGCTACAGGCAAGAAATACTTGCGTACCAGTAATTGAAGTGCCATAGGGGCTCCTTGAAAAACCCGCACCTTATCCTTGTCGAGCTTGGTTGGTTAGTCCTTCAGGCATGCTTTAAAAATGGGATAAGCTCTTTGTCCTTGAACATAGAGCTCCTCCATCCTATAAGCTTCCTTCCAAAACATAGGATCCAACTCGGCTGGACACTGGTGTGTTGGGTGATCGGCTGGGTCAAGTAGAGTTAAAAACTTCGACTTGGCTCCAGATAATGGAAAACCCACGGATGTATTAGGAGGCATCTTGTCGATGAATCTCTTACCATCTATACCACACACAGTTTCCATCTCTGAAAGAGGGCGTATGTCCTTCTTGAGGGATGGAAAGCGACGAATGCATTTAATGATGTCGCGCTTGTAATCTTCAGCGGCTCTTATCAATAATGATCCTTCGATCCCACATGATGGCTTGGCAGAATATACCAGGGAGGCTTGGAATGGATATCCAGTCCTAAACTTCGGAGGTCCCCATTTTTGGGGAACTCCCATGACTTCCTCTACTTCCTTGGATATAACTGAAGTTTCCACCTCGGAATGGTAGGTAGCCCTACCAGTGACTTGTCCATAATACTTAATGTTACTTCCATGTTCTAGGAAGTTAACGGCACTCTTAGGATGGACGTCATCACCTTGGTAAAACTGAACACCATATAATTGAGTTGGAATCACTCCGGAACTCTTGGCTAAAACCACTCCAGGACATTCGCGCAATTCGTTAAGCGCATCGTCAAACTGCCCTTTAAGTAATAAACCGCTAGCACCAAAAGGTCGACCATTGCGGCCGGCCAAGTGAAACCCTCCAATG